TCGTATAATGGTCTCATAGAAAACAAGACACATGGCAGTCAACTACGAAATCAAGTCGCAACTTGCTAAACTGCTTGCTACTGAAGACCTGGTGGTTGAGCACAAGAATATCGATACAGCACAGTTCAATGTCCACACTCGTGTCCTGACTCTCCCTATGTGGGACAAGGCAACTAATGTTGTCTATGACATGCTTGTTGGTCATGAAGTGGGACATGCTCTTTACACTCCTGATGAGGACCCACCGAGTGATGTTCCTCACCAGTTCATCAATGTCACTGAAGATGCCCGCATTGAGAAATTGATGAAGCGTAAGTATCTTGGTTTGTCAAAGACCTTCTTCCGTGCATATCAAGAACTTAATGATCAGGACTTCTTTGAAGTTAATGATGAAGATATCAATAATATGAATCTTGCTGATAAGGCAAACCTTTTCTTCAAGATTGGAAATTTCCAGGATATCAGTTTCAATCTTGCAGAACGTCAAATTATTGATATGATTTCTGCTGCCGAAACTTTTGATGATGCAGTTGATGCCGCAAGGCATTTGTATGAGTTCTGTAAGGAAGAGCAAAAGAAAGAATTAGAAGTATTCAGTGCTCCTCCTAAGAGTGAGCAAGATCAGGAGGGTGGTGAAGAAGAGTCCCCTGACCAGGGAGAGGGCACCATTGAAGCAGAGAAGCAAGAACCTCAAGAAGAGGATTCCGTTGGTGGTCCCACTGAAATTCAAGATCCAAAAGTTACCACTGATGAACTTCTTGAAAGTAAATTAAAGGATTTAGTTAGCGAAGCTTCTGGTTCAAATCACTATGTTGAACTTCCTAAACTAAACTTGGAGACTGTCATTGCCCCAAATGAGCAAATTCATGAACTAATCGACCAGGCATATGCTAGGTTTGAGGAAATTTCTACACATAGCAATACTTCTGATGAAGAATTTAAAAAATTTAAACGTGATGCACAAAAAGAAGTCAATTATCTAGTGAAAGAGTTTGAGTGTCGTAAGGCAGCAGATTCTTATGCTCGTGCTTCTACTGCTCGCACAGGTGTTCTGGATTGCACCAAATTGCATACTTACAAATACAATGAAGATCTTTTCAAAAAGGTTACCACTCTTGCTGATGGTAAGAACCATGGTCTCGTGTTTATTCTAGATTGGTCTGGTTCTATGCAGTACGTTCTTCAAGACACAATCAAGCAACTTTTTAATTTGATTTGGTTTTGTAAGAAAGTCAACATCCCTTTTGAGGTGTATGCGTTCACGAATGAGTGGAATGGATATCGTTGGGATGAGGATGGCAGGTTACATGATAAAATACCTCACTATGAAGAAAAGGAGGGACTTCTTGCCGTTGACGCTGATTTTACTATGATGAATATTCTGAGCAGTAAAGTTAAAGATCTTGATAAGCAACTGCTCAATATCTGGCATCTTGTTGAGTCTTTTCGCACTTGCTATCCATATGCAATGGCCTGTCCTAGGCGTTTGCAACTTTCAGGAACTCCTCTGAATGAGGCATTGATTTCTCTCCATCAGATTCTTCCGATGTTCCAGCAAGAAAACAAAGTTCAAAAGGTTCAGTGTATTGTTTTGACTGATGGTGAGGCAAATCATGTCCCCTATCATGTCATCGTTAAACGTCCTTGGGAGGAAGAACCATATCTAGGTTGTAATCATCTTCATCCTAATACCTTCATCCGTGACCGTAAGACTGGTAACACTTATAGAGTTCCTTATCGTTGGCATGAATTTACCAGTGCTCTTATTACCAACCTGAAGGATCGTTTTCCGAATACAAACTTCATTGGTATTCGCGTTCTTGAGAGTAGGGACTCTGGTGCTTTCATGAGGTTGTATATCGATCAGTATAGTGATGAGTATTCTCAAACTCAGAAGGAATGGAAGAAACAACGTAGTTTCACGATCAAGAATTCTGGGTATGATGCATACTTTGCTATGTCTGCAACAGCACTAGCAGATGACGCTGAATTTGAAGTTAACGAGGGTGCTACTAAAGCTCAAATCAAAAACGCATTTACCAAATCTTTGAAAACCAAGAAACTAAATAAGAAGGTCCTTGGTGAGTTTATCTCTTTAGTCGCTTGAGAAGAATGCATCGCTTCCCTTTTAAACATATCGTCCTAGAGGATACGAAAGAAGTTCTTATTGTGTGTACGAGTGCCATCACTGCTATGGGTATTGATGCCATGGTAAAGAAATACTACCCTGGTTACACTGGCAAAATAATCTCTGAAAGTTACTGGAAACAGAGAGCAAATGAATAAGTGTCACACGGGGGTCGGATGACCCCCTTTTCTGTTCTATAATACCTTCAGTTCAAACAAAGCAAATGGCATTGTCCGCCGATTACATTCGCACCTCGCTTCAAAACCTTTATGGCACTGAATTCACAGCTGCTGATGTTCGTGCATGGTGCAATATGAATGGTTGTGCTTATCAGACCGTTACTAACAAACTTGCTGATTACAAAGTCGGTCGTGGCAAGTGGAATTTGGAAGTAACAAAGGAGACTGTGCAGGAACTTGAAGTAACTTATAATGCTCCTGCAGCACTCCCTGCTGTTGAGCAAAATCTCATTCCTGAAAAAGATGATACCTTCGTCCAGTTTGGCAACTTCGGTTCTATTAAAAAAATTATTCAGTCCTGTCTATTCTATCCGACGTTCATTACAGGATTGTCTGGTAACGGTAAAACGCTCTCAGTTGAGCAAGCGTGTGCTCAATTGGGTCGGGAACTTATCCGCGTAAACATTACTATTGAAACAGATGAAGATGATCTTATTGGTGGTTTCCGCCTTATTGATGGCAACACCGTCTGGCACAATGGCCCAGTCATTGAAGCACTCGAACGAGGTGCTATCCTGCTCCTTGATGAGATCGACCTCGCTTCTAACAAAATTCTCTGTCTCCAAAGCATCCTTGAGGGGAAAGGAGTTTTCCTTAAAAAAATCGGACGATGGGTTAAACCTGGAAGTGGTTTCAACGTCATCGCCACAGCAAACACTAAAGGTAAAGGTAGCGACGACGGACGATTCATTGGAACTAACGTGCTCAATGAAGCCTTCCTCGAACGATTCCCTGTTACCTTCGAGCAGGAGTACCCCACCCCTGCCACAGAACTGAAGATTCTGGAAGGTGTGGCACGCGATCTCAAAGTGGTTGCTCCTGATTTCTGTAAGCGCCTTGTAGATTGGGCAGACATCATCCGCAAGACTTTCTATGATGGTGGTGTGGATGAGATCATCAGCACCCGTCGCCTGGTTCATATCATCCGTGCATACAAGATCTTTGGTAAAAAAGAATTGGCAATGGAGGTTTGTGTCAATCGCTTTGATGATGACACCAAGCAAGCATTCATGGAACTCTATGACAAAGTAGATGCTGATTTCCAGATGCCAATTGACGAGGAGGCACAGAACTGATATAATGACATTAAACGCTTGGTCTATGCTTTACGATGAACTTTTAAAAATGGATAAGCAAGATTCTATTGATCATTCTGAATATTATTATCATTATGATCGCAATGACCTAACAAGAGAAAATCCATTCAGCGATGAAAACACTTTCAACATTACTATGACTGAAAATCGACGATACAAGTATAGTGAGGATGCAATCCTCAAAGAATTAAACGATTATATTGCTGGCACATACAATCAGCATTATTCTGCTGGCGATGATAAAATTCAAACACTTGATCTGATTGAAGCGTGTGGTGATGGTGAAGCATTCTGCCGCTCCAACATCCTTAAGTATGCCTCTCGTTATGACAAGAAAGGCACTGCTCGGCGTGACATTATGAAGATCCTGCATTATGCTGTGCTTCTAATGCATTTCAATGACAAGAATGCAAAACGCGAAACCTATCCTCAGTGATGATGAAACTCAAAGAAAAAACTATGAACCTGTCTGATTCTACCCTCAACCTGCTGAAGAACTTTAGCACTATCAACCAATCCATCCTGTTTAAAGAGGGCAATAGTCTTCGCACTATCAGTGTGATGAAAAACATTCTTGCTGAAGCAACTATCAATGAAGAGATTCCCAAAGACTTTGGAATCTATGATTTGAACCAATTCCTCAATGGTCTGTCTCTGCACCAGAGTCCTGATCTTGACTTTGCAAACAACGGATATGTGGTGATCAAAGAAGGTCGTTCTCGCTCCAAGTATTTCTTTGCCGATCCTCAAGTAATTGTCACCCCACCTGACAAGGATATCACTCTTCCTACTGAAGATGTGTCTTTTGAATTGAGCACTCAACAATTGGACAAACTGCTCAAAGCAGCTGCTGTGTATCAACTCCCTGATTTCTCTGCCGTGGGTGAGAATGGTGTTGTTAAACTGGTTGTTCGTGACAAGAAGAACGAAACTTCTAACGACTATGCTGTGGTTGTTGGTGAGACTAACAACACCTTCTGCTTCAATTTTAAAGTGGAGAACATCAAGATCATTCCTGGTTCTTATGAGGTTGTAGTGTCTCAAAAACTTCTGTCTCGATTCACTAGCAAAGATTATGATCTGAAGTATTTTATTGCCCTGGAACCAGACTCTACTTTTGAGTAATGTTCTTGTTTAAGAAACCTCAGAGAGATGAAGTCATCGTAGTTGATGACTTCTTAGACAAATATGAATTTAAAGTCCTCAGAGATCATATTGAGGACTGCAATTCTTGGGGATTTACTAAAGGTATTTCTGTTGCAAGCGAAGGCGATCCTAGAATCTATTATGGATTTTCTGCAGGAGTTGTTGATGAAGACGCTCCCGAAGAATATCTTTATGAAGAGGGATTTCACATTCAGTTTATTAAACAACTGAATGAAAGGGTAAAAGAACAATTTAATTTAAAGGAAGTAATTCGTTGCAGATTAGATATGACCACATATCGTGGTGATAATGAAATTGTTTTTGGTCCTCACATTGATTGTGATAGAGAGCATACTACATCAATCTTTTATGTCACGGATAGTGATGCTCCAACTATTATCTACAATGAGAAAAGATTTTGTGGAGAAATACCAAAGGATATAGTTCTAACTGAAAAACAAAGAATTGTTCCAAAACAAAATAGGTTAGTAATTTTTCCAGGTAATCATGTTCATACTGGAATGTGTCCGATTAATTATCCAGT